AGCATATCCGGTTGCACCACTGCTCAGTCCCTTGATGTAGGAAGACTCTGGCAGTTCACCACCACTGAGGGTAGAGTTAATATTCAGTCTAGTGTATGTCTGAACATCATACAGATAGCAATCAAATGTAGAAGATGCAGTTACAACACCAACAGCAGTTTCTACCTTTACAGCATAGACTCTTGCTTCACCAATCTGATTACCCTGTCCACCTCCACCACCTGCTCTTCTTCTATCAAACAGTTGAACAGAACTCTTGAACTGAGGAACACCGGTTACATGATTGATTTTGACGAGGTTACCCATTTCAAAATCAACTGCAGAAGTTTTGACTTCTTTAGTCTCTCTGGGTTTGTTTACGTCAATAATTGTTGTCCCATTCTTCTCTACGTCAAATCCTTTGACATATGCAAGACCAGGACCTACCTTCAGACATGCAAGATCATCTGTAGGAGTGTTTCCTTCAAATGTAGATTGATTGGCAAAATACAAACCATTGTTGCCAAGTCTATCATTCAAGGAATTAAAAATATCTAACTCAAAATCTCTGACAGAATAATCTCCAGACTCATCAAATGTTCTCTTCGCAAGATAGTCACGGATAATGTTGTAATCAGTATTCTTGATAATCTTTCTGATCTTGCCATTTTCAAGTCTCAGAAGTTCAATGAAGTTTACATCTGTGGTGTCAGATACAGACTTCTTACCAAGCACCAACTCAATTTGCAATCTGTCTGCACCTGGTGCAGTGTAGTTGGAGAATCCTTTTGCGTTGTCATACAGACTGGCATCATCTTTGATTGTCGAAATAGTCTCATTGATGACCAAACCAACTCTATAGGAAGGAGTGTTTGAATATTGCTCAAGCAGAATAGTTTGCTTAGAAACTCTTACGAATGTTCCTCTGAGGAACATGATACCATCACCAATATGTGCAGCTGCACCAATAGAATTAGCATTTTCAGCAATACAAGTTGCGAAGGTATTACCAACTGGGATAGTTGTAGTGCCAAAATCTACTGCCTCTAAAGTCTCAAGGTTTTCACCATCTGTAAAAGATGCAAATGTATTTGTATTACCAGAGTCAATGAATTTTACATATAATGTGATATTACCTCTTTCAGACTCACTCTGAGAAATGACATGCAGAACTTGAGCAGTTACGTTGGACTCTTGACCAATAATCCTTTTGCCAACAAAATTATCAATGTATAAACTTACATCACCACCTTGATGAGTCGCATCAATTTCAACAGCATAAAACTGATCGTCATACACCACATTGCCAGGAATGACAATGGATCCTTCTTTGAAGATATGACTTCCAAAACTTTCAATTTGATTCTGCAGAATAGACTGCAGAGTCGTCAGTTCTCTTGCCTGAATAGGAAAACCGGGTTTGAATAGTACGCGGTAATAATCCTTATCAGGATCAAAATCATCATAATATGGGTTGACGTTTAGATTTGTCTGTTGTGGCATTTTATTAGAACTCTAATACGATTTTAACGTCTTCCTTCTGTCTCTCATTCCTGGTAACAGAGGGTCTGTTGTCAAGGTAGATGATTTCTCCCTTCCTTGTATTTATTTCTGGATTTGCAAGTCCATTTGTAAAATTGACTCCCAGATTTACAACTCTCCCAGAAGTCAGAGTTGTTGTTACACCACTAAAATTCTGATCTACGTTAACACTAAATGATCCACCTGTTTTTGAAATCGCATTGGCACTTGATGTAAATTCAACTACTGGTGCTCTAGTATTGACATCAATAGCATCTTTTTCATCACCAGTACCAACATTGTAATACAGACTTCTATCTTGATAGTACTTGATTACTCTTGTCTCAGTATCATAAGAAGCAACAATGCCTCTAGCAGTGGTGCCTACACCTACTGTTTGTTCAATCTTATCACCAATGTTTAAATCCTGCGCAGTGCTCTGAGCTGCAAACTTGATAGAATATAAAGAAGAATACTGATTATCTGTAAAGATAGTATCAGTTCCTCTTACTGCTGGATTCTTGACGATTCCGACCTGAGAGAAAATAGTATCACTGGCAAAATCATATGACGAATTATCAAATCTAGCATACATCAGAACTTTATCTGCACCCAACTCTTTATAAACGTCAGCCCCATGTCCCTTAGATGGTGGAATGATAGGAGTCAGTTTTGCAAATGCAGATGTAGAGGTTTGTACACCAGAGTTTTCTGCTGACAGATCAACTCTACCAAAAGAATATCCAGATCCACCAGATGTAATCTGAGTTTCTGTAATCTGTCCAAGAGAGTTTGTTGTAATTCTAACTCTACCACCAGTACCATCACCAAGAATATTGAACTCTCTAGCAGTAAATTGTGGATATCCTAAACCTGGTTCGTCAATAGCAACAACCTTGATCTGGTTATTATTTGTATCAGAGTCACCATTATCTCTAACAGCTTGAATTCCTGTGTTGGTTGTTGTCAACCAATCATTGGGGACAGTGATGTACTCAGTGGAGTCGAACTTAACAATGTCACTGGGACTAATAGTATACAGATACTTCCACAGATAACCATCACCACTAGTTCCTGCGCTGCTGGGTTCTACATCAGTAAATGTTGGTTCATCAAGAGATGCAGATGGAGTAGTGGAAATGCCTGTTGCAGTTCCATTATCCAAGCAAATATAAACACGAAACTCACTATTTACAACATAATAATTCGCACTATACAGACGATTCGAACTGGTTACTTGAGAACGATTAGTGGGACTATAGTCATGTCTATAGTAATCGTAAGTAGAACCAGAAATCCAGTTTATCTTTCTCACCAATCGTCTGGCATTAGCAGATGTGACACGTTTGCCAAATAGCATCGTGTCATACACATGGTTAGAATAATTGATATTATCCACTGGGAATGGTGGTCCAGCCGTTCCATTCCATGTAGACGTTCTGCCATACCCACTGGCAGTTGGATCAGATAATCCCATAAATGCATAATAAGAATTAGCAGTGTTCGCAATCGAAGCTACAAAATTCTCAGCATTCAATATTCTAAACTGATCTGTAATAATCGCAGACATTATTTGACGATTTTGGTTTTTTTGTATTTATAAGGACTTCTTGAGAGCACCTGTATCTCTCAGTCCAGAATTTCTTCTCTGGAATGTTGGATATGTAGACATTCCAACATCGAAGTGGTTTCCATCAGGCAGAATATTCACGGCAGGTGTTCCTCTGTCATATCCAGTAATTCTACCCCAAGTCATCTTACCTGCGGGATTATGATAATCACCCGTAGTTGCGATGCCAACGATATTAGTTGCTGGATCTACGAAACAAGTAGCAATGCCATTTGTTCCATCGAACTGACTATAATAAACTTCATAGATGTTATCGAGATTGTTGGAAGAAATGCCAATAACATTATCGGTTCCAATACCAGTCGAAATAGCAGATCCGACGAGTGTTGTTACACCAGTTCCAACCGCAGTATCATAAACAAGCATTCTATATCCACGTACCAACTCTTGTCTCTCAGCAAGTCCACCAGGAACATCAGTAAGATCTAACTGGAAGATCAAACCCAAACCTGCAGGTGGAACACTGAAGTGGAATTGTGATCCAACACCAGCATTGCTGACCAAGAATACTCTCTCACCATCTGGTTTGATTGTAGAAGAATGACTTACACCAGCACCGAGAACATACGAAGAAGTTGATCCGATACCAAGTGTGCTGATATCCCATCCACTAGTCAAATTATATTCTAAGAATCTCTGAGTATCTGCACCGATAACCAGCATCTTCTCACCATTGGTGCTGAAGTTGAAGTCGGATGGTGCGGCATCATCTGTAACTGCAGTGCTGCTACCGAAACTAATGGTTGTAATATCAAAGTTTGTGCCAAAATCATAGTTACGGAAGCATGCCTGACTTGGAGACAGAGTAATCATTTGCTGTCCACTGTTCACAACTTGCAGTGATCTGTGCAACTGTCCCTGGTTAGAGATTGTGGTATTTGTAGAAACACCAGCAGGAAGAACACTAGTCAGTTCCCATGGAGTGGTGAGGTTGAACTGGTTAACTTGGAATACGAAAGGTGCCTGTGCTCCCTGTCCGATGACATACATTCTTGTACCATCAGTAGAGAAGTCAAGATCAAATACACTTTGAAGTTGAGTGCCAATGCCAATGTGGTTAGTATTGTCAATAGTGGCAGTATCAAGTTCAAATGCAGTAGACAGGTTCCATGCAGTGACTCTCAAACTATTACCATCAAGAACATACAATCTCTCACCATCTGGTCTAATAAACAGACCCTGTGGATCATTGTTAGTTCCATCAGTCAAACCAAGTTGCTTTCTGTAAACTGTCTTAGAAACATCAAATCCAGTAAACTCTTCCAGTCTTGCAAAAGATGTCTGAATACCAGTAACGATACCCTGATAACCTCTTACACCACCTGGCAGAATATTAGTGATAACTTCTGTTGGAACTGTTGTAGTGGAACCAATGCCAGCAGTAGAGAATCCACTGATCATGATTGCACCCAGTTCATTGGTATTGCCTGTAGCACCAAGGAACAACTCATTGTTATCAAC